TAGGCAACATATTTGGTGTCATTGGACGTAGACATGCCCAACTACTATAATCTTTAGTACTAACAGATGGAAGATTTGTATGAACCCATTTAAGCAATGGTTCGATTCTATCTCGACGTATATCGTAATTTTCACCGTCAAATTCGGCAGTGCCTGCGACACGTAATCTATTACCTAATGTGCTGGTAACAATTTTTGCTTGATCATCAAGTAAACTAACCTTAGGCAAAAGTGTCGGCGGTACGTTGTTAATTGTAATACTATATCCTTTTACTGGATATATAGGTAAATTGTCACCTACAAATTTTGATAATTTAATAGCACCAATTCCATTAGCAATTACAATCTTGTCATAATACACTTCTAGTTCTTCGAACCTGATATCATCGACTTCGGTGTTGAAAACAAATCGAACGTTATACTTATTTCTTAATATTTCTGATAGTTTAAAACAAAATTGATGTATATCTCCTACACTATCATCCGAAGTCCATGCACCTCCTATAATACTACTTGTATATTCTAAATATGGTTCAATGTATTTTACCTGATTGGAATTTAAGATTTTCCATTGACAGCCGTTATCTTCATAAATCTTTTGAGCACTTACGGCAGCATCAAAATATTTTTGATCCTTGTATATGTGTAGGATTCCGCATGTTGAGAAATCAAATTGAAGTTGTTCTTGCTGAATGATATCTCGATAAAGGTCACGAGATTCCAACCCCAACTTAATAGTTTCTTTAGTGTTCTTTTCATAATCATTTTTAATAGTATGATATAAGAATTGACTTAACCATTTAATCTTATCCCAAGATAAACTAGGTCGAACTAATAAAGGAGCGTCTTTTTGAAACATCCATTTGACGCCTTTCTTTACATTGCTCCAGGTAGTCCAAACTTCACTATTGCTAACTGAAATTTGTCCACCGTTAGCATAACTGGTACGCATAGCAGGATAAGATTCCTGCTCATAAACTGTAACTTCATGACCTGCTTTTGTGAGATAATAGGCAGCGGTTACTCCTGCTATTCCTGCACCAATTACTGCTATTCTACTCATTTACTTGCCAATACAATTTTACAAATATGTTCGAGACGTTCTATATGTTCAAACGCACGCCATGGACTGGTATCAACTGCAATAACTCCGTGTCGATCCATTCCTACAATGTTGTATTTTATTTTTCCAGTTACTGGATGATAACCGATATTTTTAACACACGCATCAGCTAACTCTTTTGTAATTGGAGGAAGCATTGGTACATTAGGTGCAACACTAGTATACCTACTAAGTTCTGGAAACTCTTTTAGAAGATCCTGAAGTTGAATTCCGGCATACATAGCTGCTACTGTATATGTAGGGTGAAAATGCAATACAACTCGTACTTCAGAATCAATTACATTTTGCAATGCCTGATGCATAGGTAGCTCTCCACTAGGCCTAAGATTAGCACTAATATCAGTATAAGGTAATGTTTCTCCGGATAACGTCATTTTCTTGAACATTTCCGGCTGTAACATTTGTTTACGAACACCACTAGGCGTAACATAAAAATGATCACGATCGTGCCAGCGAATACTGGCGTTACCGTCACGTGCCGTAATCCAATTACGTTTATAAGCTTCTTGAAATAATTCTGAAATAGTTTCTAACATTATCCTACCATAACCTTTGCCACACTATTTATAACTGCGGCAATACGTCCGATATCACGTAATTGCTCAACGGTATAACCTTCCTTCTTAAGTGTTTCATAATGTGCTTTAACACAGAAATGACACTTACCAACAATACTTGCTGCTAGACTGTATGCTTCAAAACGTGCCTTAGTTGTACCACCGTGTGTAGCAATAGCGTTCATTCTAAGTTGGGCTGGCAATCCTTTTAGATTTGGATCGTCTGCCATTTCAACATACGGATACCAAGTATTGTTCATAGCCATAAGTGTTGCGGCTGTAATAGCTGCATCACGTTCTGTGGCGTTTTGAATTTGGCTGCTAATCCATTGCCATAGTTTAGTATTGCCTGCTGCGAATGCTGCGGCTAATGCACAAGCCTCTGCTTCATCTTCAGGAAGTGTGCTACGTTTAATAACTGCGTCAATATTAAGACGTGTATCTTTAGCGTAATCCGGCAATCCTTCTTTAATTTGATCAACCCATTGTGTCATTTTATATTCCTTTTATTTGTTAGATCCGAACGCTTCAGTAAAACTTGCTAACCATTCATACCCTGTTCTGGTAGGATGGATGCCATCTTTACTCATATATTGGGGATGTGGTGCTAATACCATATCACCATGTCTTTCTGCTACATTCGAAACAATACTGTTTATTTCTGGTTTACTAGAAGGTAAGATCCAAATCACTCGACCTTTTGCAACAATTCTTTTCCTAAGATTTTCTAATTCTTGTTCAGTTTTTACACCTTTGTGATCATTAGTACCTAAACTAATTACCACAGAATTAGCAAAGAATTCTCCAGGATATCGTTTATTGAATTGCCAAGAATTAATCCCGCCCTTTGCGTGGGCTACACATTCGGGACGAGCCCGATGTGTGCCTACTGCAATGCTATCACCTAAGATCAAGCAATCTAACATTTTAGAGGGTCTCGCCGCCTACTGTACGGTTACAAGCACATAGTTCGCCAGTCTGTAGCGCATCTAGAATACGCAGAGTTTCTTCAGGGCTACGGCCAACGTTCAAATTGTTAACAGTAACGTGTTGAATAACATTATCAGGGTCAACAATAAATGTAGCACGTAGGGCAGCACCAGCTGGATGATAGAATACACCCAATTGCTCAATTAAACTACGACTACCTCTTTCCTCGCCAGATGCATGACGCTGTGTATCAGCAAATTGAATATGCTTGATCTTCTTTAGATCAGCGTGAGCATTTTGCCAGGCAACTTTGCAGAATTCGTTATCAGTACTACCAGTTAATAGAACTGCATCACGATCGTCAAAATCTTGGAACAACTTATCATAAGCTACAATTTCTGTGGGACAAACGAATGTGAAATCTTTGGGGTAGTAAACAATTACTTTCCACTTACCTTCGAAGCTCTTTTCTGTAATATTGAAGAATGCATCTTCTGGTTGTCCTGGCTTAACTCCAGTAACAACGAACGGCCCTAACTTATCACCAACTGTTTTCATAATTTTCCTTTCTGTGTGTTATGACTAATGGTTTATACTTATTATATATCTGTTTAGGACAAAAAATCAATTAAAATTGGTTCAATTTTTTAATATCTTTTTGTTTAACTTGTATAATTTTTTTATACTCTGTTTTATATTTTATGGGAAGATCAAGGTATACATGAACTACTGGTCCTACTTCTTCTGTTACAACATGATCATTTAATACAGATCCAACGAACGGAATTTTATTCCATTTACCAAACACTCGATCTCCAATAAACCATTTTGGAGGAGTTCTATTTTCTGCAAAATATTCTGCTTCTTTACTCATTAGATACCTTCAATTTAGTGTAGACATTTTGAACGCCAATGGCTTGCCTAATAGCATCTTGTAAAGCATCGTGCTTATTTCCTTTTGGCATTTCAGGATCGTGGCCTAGATCAAAAAGAGTTCTAGTGTCGCGTAATTGCCAATAGTTCCAAGGTAATGGACGTTTAAGTTGACGTAGTATATCTTCAATAATTACTAGATCAAACGTAGCACCGTGACTCCAAAATGCGTCACACCCCCATGCAAATTTATGAAAGCGATCCATTGCTTCTGTAAGAGGAATTCGATTGTCTAAACTAAATGCTTCCTCCATAATAGCAGGATCTTGTTTTGACCACCAATCTAATGTATTGGGATCAATTTCTCTGTTCAGTTCATCTTGATCATCAATGCTAATTTTAAAGTAGATTGATTCATTTACTCCGTTTCCGTGAGGATTAAAATGAACTGCACCTAAACTTAGGACAACAGCGCGAGGGCTAACAGCCATCGTTTCTAAATCAATCATTAAATGTTTTGGCATGTTCCCTTCCTATAATCTTCATTCATAATAGTTTTGTCTGCATCACAATCTAAACAAAGTGTTTGAATATTTTCAGCAGTATCCGGCCCTCCGTCGGCCCTCCGTATAATATGATCACCGATAATTCTTTTGCGGCAAAGTCTATTAAATAGAATAGGATCATTTTCTTCTATATTCGGAAATTTCTTTTTTACTTCTTCCGGAATATTTCTGCCGCAGTCATCACAGATCCATTTCCGATGAAATGTATGTGGCCTATCTAGACGCCCAACTTCTCCATATTCACGTTGTTTAAGTTGATGTGGTCTACACAACGAGTCGGAGCCAGGACCTTCATAATGAGTTAACGGATTATCGCAGCCGTCGAGACAACAAATGAGATGTTGAGCTAATTGTCGTTTAATGACAAACTGTGATTTACGTTTGTCGTCTCGAGGCAAGCGAAACATTAAAACAGATCCTTAGCAGAAACTTCCCAAAGTGGATTACCAGCAGGAACTTTTCCGTTAAATCGCTTGGCAATTTGCTTAATCAAAAAAGTCATACCCATACGATATTCGGGATAAGTGATTCCTCGAAGCGATCCGTCAATACTGATATTATTATCAATCCACCATTGTTGGTAGCTAAGTTTTGCCTTATTTGCCAATGCAATAGAATTAAAATCGCCATTGTCGAATTGAAGGCTTTTTGCAACACCTTCGATATATGCATCATCAATAAGAATACCAGTATTTTGGCAGAGCCTAAAATATTCGTACAACATCCAAACTTCCTTGGGTTGGACAGGACGGTTACTTCCACAAACAGCAGAAAAATATTTGCAAAAATATTGCGTAATACTTAGATTATACTTCTTGGTATCCATAAGTTCGTCTAGACGACTCAACGCTCCTGGTTGATCAGTATCGTTAAACTTTGCATGAGTTGCAAAGATACCTGCTTTTTCAAGAGCTTGTTGTTTTTCTTCAACTAACTTCCACTGGGGATTTGAGCTATTATCAGTTCGAACACCAAAAACCATTTGATGGAAGTAATCGATTAGATCCAATGCCAGTTTAGCATCGCCATTAAGTTCCATGAAATTTTCTCGCATTTCTGCTTTTTGACTACTTGCGTAAACTACGATAGGAATTTCACACTTAGAAATATCCAGTTTAAGGGATAGTGCAGCAATCAAAAATAGTACGATTGCAGTATGTTGACCATCCCAACATACAAACTTTCCCGGAGCAAGAGGGTCTTCGTACACAGAAATAGGCATAACTCTAATCTGTTGGAAGTTATCTAAAATATGGCAACCATGATTAATGTTCAGCATACGTTGCAATGTAACATCAATTACGATTTTATCAAGTGTAGTTTTTTCACACCGACAAAATGTTAGATCATCCCAACCAATGATATGTGGATTACGAACTCGAAATTCGTCGACTGCTGCCGCAATCGTTGCTTTTTTGTACTTATCGGTATTAACAGTTTCGATCAACCGTTTCTCTAGACTAACATAATGACTTTTGCTCTTATAAAATTGCTGATTAATTTTTTCAGCATAGGTAGTTTGAGCAATATTAGTAAGGTCAAGCAGTTCCATTTTTACCTTTCAGTGTGTAAGAATACTAGTATAACACAAAAGGTAAATTTAGTCAATACATTTTTTTAGGTAGTTCTTGTTCTCGCAACTTTTTCAACCAACGTGCACGGGCAGCACCAGCTTTACGTTTTCTTGTAGTAGTCGGTTTTTCAAAAAACATTTTCTTTCGAACATCTTCAAGTATTTGACTGTCATCTACTCGTTGTTTAAATTTTTTCAATGCTGTATTAATGGGCAACTCACCCACAATAACTGTATTTCCTTTTATTTTATTTTTGCTCATTTTTTATTTTATCAAAGATCATAATGGCTGGTTTACCATCAATTGTATCTTTACTTATCATTATTGATTTTAAACCGCGTTCTGCAAGATTTAATGCATCGAATTGATAAGGCATTAGTACTTTTTCTATAATGTTTTTTAATCCTCGAGCATTTGTTTTTAATTCTTTTGCCTTAGTTGCTACGTATTTTAAACTTTCGTCATCGAACAAAAGTTCAATACCATCTAATTCAAAAAGATATTGATATTGTTTTATTAAACTATTTTTTGTATTTTTTAGAACATTTACTAATTGATCGACAGAAAGTTCTTCAACATTAATACAAATGCCGAATCGTCCAACAAATTCTGGAATCAATCCATATTTAATTAAGTCTTTAGTAGTAACTTCATTATATAGTGATTTTGTTTCGGATTCTGTTTTTACATCTGCCATAAATCCTATACTTTTATTTTCTATTCTTTGTTCGATTATTTTATCTAAACCTACAAAAGCTCCGCCACAGATGAATAAAATTCCTGTAGTATCTATTTCCTGTACTTCGGTACCTGGGTGTTTTCTTTTACCAGAATTAGGAACACGCATAATAGTTCCTTCTATCATTTTTAATAGACCTTGTTGTACGCCTTCACCACTGACATCTCTAGTAATACTTACGTTTTCGCTTTTACGAGATATTTTATCAATTTCGTCAATATAGACAATACCCTTTTTTGCTTTTTCGAGATCACCATCTGCTTCGTTGATTAACCGAGTCAAAATACTTTCTATATCATCACCAACATATCCTGCCTCGGTTAGGCCAGTAGCATCGCAAATGGCAAATGGCAAATCTAGATAATCGGCTATTTTCTTAGCTATCATAGTTTTACCACAACCTGTTGGTCCTAAGATTAGAACGTTGGTTTTTTCTAGTTCAATATCTTTATTAGGATAGTTGATACGTTTATAGTGTTGACTAACTGCAACACTTAGCGCAATTTTAGCTTCATCCTGCCCTATAACATATTCATCTAAATAATCTTTTATATGTGTAGGATTTAATATTTTATCTACAGTTATGTTTTTAACTTTATTATCATCTAATATGCTTACACAGAGATCTATGCAATCATTACATATAGCGGCATGTTCACCGACTATTAATTTTTCAACGTCTTCTTTGCTTTTGTTGCAAAAATCACATTTATGATTTGTTAATTTTGTCATTGAATACCTGTTGTAAAAAACTTTCTATTTTAGTTATCCTATTTTGATTGATATGATTAAAAATTGCAGCCTTATTTTCATTATTTGTTTTGTAGTAAGAATTCTTCTTACCTAAAAAATAACCAGCAATTGTAGATGTTGTATTATCTAAATTATCTAAATCAAAAAATTTATATTCGCATCTTGCTGTAGCATAAAAAAGCCAAGTTAGTTCTATTTCTTTATCGTAAAAATAAATGTTTATATTTTCATTCAATTCATACTTAGCTAACCATTGACTAACAATTTCTTGATCACTATCATTCATATATACGAACAACACACTGTATGAATCATTTTCAAAAAAATCCGGTGGTGTAATTAATGTAATTTTTCCCTGCATCTTAAACTCTTGATTTAACAGCCGGTAATATTGTTTCGGGAATATCTTCCGAGCGTATTTGTTTATTTCTTAGCATACCGGCGTAACGTTCAATTTCAATTTCCAATTTTTCTTGACTGATATTTCTATAGTCTTCTTCTGTGATAACACTATCAGTTGTTAATTGTTCAATTTCTTTTTGTTCAATGTTATTTACTGATTCATCAATCTTATCTATATTTTCTTCTACAAGAACTGGATAGGATTTATAGACTTGAGGTGTAACAGGTTCTATGTTGGGAGGATGACGTTGTGTAGGAACTTTAAACAAATAGGGATGTTTGTTTATATCAAACTCATCCTCAGAGTTTTTAATGATTATAGGTAAAGGTTCTGTAACAGTGGCTGTGCTGACTACATCAGATTCCTTCTCAGGGCTGTCACCCTCCGTGGATACTGTAATTGGTTCTTCTATAGGAGCGAGAGGTTTTATTTCTTCTTTGTTTGTAATTGTTTCTTTTTGTCGTTCTCTAAAATTTTGAAAACTATATTGACTTGCTAATAGTAGCACAACAGCCAACGGATCAAAAACAACTACAATGATAATAATGACCCAAGTGACTGCTTTTTCTAAAATTGTTTTATCAGTTTCACCGTAGATAAAAGCTGCAATATATTTTAGTGGTCCTACTTCGGCTTCAACTTTACGTATTTCTGCTCGTATAGGTGCGGCTTCGTCGTTAATAGCCGCAATAAGTTTTTGGTTGGCTTCAATGTTCTTGACCAAAGCACTCCTATCGCGGGTTTGAGCCTTACGAATAGCATTGGAGCGTGATGCACCTTCTTCTGTTGTGCTTCGTGCCATGACCTGGTCAACAGCCTCATCCATTTGTTTGAGTTGCCGGCGGTCAGCTTCAATATTCTCTTTTGCTGTTTTAATCTTTTCATCATAGATTGCTAACTTACTTTGAACATCACCACCAATTAAACTTTGATCACTATGAGCTTTACTCAAAAAACCAAATATTCCTAAAGATGTGATTATCATTAAAATAATCACAGCAATGGTCAAATATAATCTAATAGTTTTGGGAGCAATATTCCAATTTTGTTTTAGCCAAACAGTAGCTACTAATTTACTGACTTCTAAGGTTATACCCATGATAACAATGGGAATAACAGCGGCAGCAAAAATAGCAGTCAGGCCTATTACAGAATAATAGACCGCGACTGCCGAAATTGATAGGCCGCTTAATAACGTTAAATATGCGATTAGTTTTTCATTGAATGTAGGTTTCATTACAATATTTATTGTGTTTTATCCTCTTCTCATTGTACTAATTTCTATAGCTTCTTGATCGTTAAAAATAGGAACGGCATTACTTTTATGCATAGTACCGATACCAATAATCTTAGTACCAGTGTATTGAGGTGAAGGCTTACTTGAAACAGCACCAGTAGTCCAAGTACTCAAACTTTTAGGTTTGGGATCATTAGCACCACGATGAGTAGGAGAAGACTGTGTCCACACAGGCGCAGCCAAAGCACGTTTACGCTTACGTTCTTCTTGTTCAACACCCCAGCGTTTTTGTAGATCTTTCCAAGACTCGTCTAGTTCACGAGCACGTTGAGCTTCGGCAGCAGAACGAAATTTCTGTTTACCCTTCTTCTTACCATTAAGACTAAGGGATGGATGATGGATATGCATAGTCATAATAATACTCCAAAGTGAGCTATATTATAGCATGTTAATAACGTTAAGTCAAGAAAAAACCCGCATTAAGCGGGTTCTTTAGGAGTAGATCAAATTAGAAACTAACTCGAGCACCTACACTCCAAGCGGTTTCCTTAATGTCTTGGAAGCTCTTGCTCCATCCAGCATTAACAGAAACGCTCTTAGTAAGGTTCTTGCTCACGCCAGCGAATGTAACAGTTTGAGCAGGATTCTTATCGTTCCAGTTTACACGGGTCTTAGCACCTGCAAAAGCATATACAGGACCAAGTGGCATACCGGTACTAGCACCAACTAGACCATACTGGAAGCTGCGGCCACCGTTGAAGCCGTTATCATGGCCGAGACCGCCGAAAACGTTTACTGGACCCATTTGTTTGCCAACAGTTCCTTCAACGCTGTTAAGCATACCCCCACCTTCAAAAGTTGCGGTACGCACTTGTAGTCCTAGATTTAGACCAGCAACATCCTTACCAGCACGAACATATTGTGCATGGCTAACTACGCCGGACTTATCGTCCTTGACACGATCTAGATCAACTGAAACAAAGTTTGCAGCTGAAGCTGAAATAGATGCCACTGCTAGGCTAAGGGCTAAAAGAGTTTTCTTCATATTAATTTCCTTTTTAAAAAATGATTGAAATCATTACTATAGTATATAGTAATAATTATTAGAAGTCAAGATTAATTTGATTGAGGAGTAGATTGAGGAGGGTCGAGACGTTTATAGTTTTCCATAAACATTCTACTGTTTTTATCAATAGCATCTTGAACTTCTTTGGGCTGAAGTCTGATTAGTTCAAGAGTTCTAACATGCATTTGGATTATTTCTTCTTTATGTCTTTGAATTTCCATTTTGGTTTTTTCTATTCCAGAACGGGTTTCTTCGATTTTAGCATAACGATTTTCTATCCAAAATGCACCAGACACAGCACCTACGATTAAAAAAATTGTAACAGCAAGTTCTTTACTGCTCATTTTTCTTAATGTATCTATAATACCTTTTGTTTTTTCTATGTCTACTGGCATGATTTTAAGCGTTAATGATTATACCCTGCATTGGAGGTCGGCCTGGCATATGAACCCAACACAAACTACCTATTGGTCGCCAATCCACAAATTGCCAACCAATATTGTTCATACAAATATTTCCTTCCCACATTTTAGTCTGTGGATTAAAACGAACCGCAGCATTTGTCGGAATCGCTAAAGCTAATAAAAGAATAGAAATAATGTATTTCATGCTATTACCAAGGTAGTGGTTTAGATTCGATTTTCATTGTTTCAGGAGAATAATTTATTAAAGTTTGTAACACTTGACCTTCGGCTTGTTGTTCAAACTTATGTTTTTCATCACCTAATGATTCAAATAACCAATTTAAAATTTGTTCTTGAGTTAAATTTATATAAGGGATAAAAGTATTTGGATCAGGTAACGATAACATATTTTGACCATGTATATAAACAATTTGAGGAGGTGTATTATTTTCACCATCGTTTTGTACAGTTAATTTCCAGTTAACCAATCTTACAACATCTTGTTGTTGGAACAACGATGTTAGTACACTGATATTTTCTATTTCCCAAGTTTTAATGACTGCCATTTTTTTTCCTTTTTAATTTCTATTAATAATAAATCAAAACTGCTCCATATGATCCGTCACCACCAGATGCTGCAACTGTGCCAACTCCGCTTGTCGCCAAAACGCCAGCACCGCCGCCGCCACCACCGACATCTGCGCCAGCAGGACCATTTCCTGTAACAATACTTCCTGCATCATTGGATATTCCGCCGTCACCACCTGTCCCTGCTCCTGTTTGTCCCGACCCAGCACTACTTTTATATACCATAAATTCTCCAGGAGATCCAGGACTAGTTGACCCAGCTCCCCCGAGTCCGTCGACACTACTACCATCATTTCCGGAGCCAGTTGAACCAGCTCCACCTCCACCGACTGTATAATCTATACCTCCAACATATTTTGCACCGCCTGACCAAGAAGCATTACTTCCACCATTGCCTGCTTGACCATTTTCGGGAGGGCTAGTATCGTTAGAAGCTCCGCCTCCGCCACCGAATCCAGTAAGTGTTACATCACCGGTAGTAGATTTTACAGTAATTGTACTATTTCCTCCATTTGATCCAGCATTGTTTCCAGTGCTAAGACCGCCAGCCCCACCAAGTGCTGCTGCATAGGTAATTGTAGGTGTAATAGCAGAAATAGCAATATTATCCTGTTTAACAAATGTACCACCAGCTCCACCTCCTCCTGATGCAGACCATTTTTCTCCTCCACCATTGTCGGCCCGTCTAGCAGAACCTCCACCTCCTCCACCTCCTATTACAGCCACAGATACAGTAGTTATTAGAGAATTCGGTCTTGTCCAGGTCCCTGATGAACCAAGGAGATATGTTTGTAACGTTGGAATATAATTATATATATTTCTAAAACTAAACGTAGTTGTAATTACATTTTCGAGATCGGCATTTGATCTAATTTTGAAAGTGTAATTAATAAGTGCATCAGATGCATCACTATCACCAGTTGCTCCGAGAGCTTGTGTAATAAGAGCAGTTCCGGTGCCACCAGCTACTGGTAAATCAGTCCAAGTTGCTCCATTGTTTATACTAAAAGAAAATCCTAAACCTCCGCCAGGGGGATCAGCATTGAACCATTTGCCACTTGTTACTATAGGACTACCGCTAATTGTTGTAGGAGTATTTGATGTAGACCCATTTACATATCCTGTAATATACCAATATTGGTCATTAGCATAATCTCCATCCCATGCATAACGTAAACTTAATCCCATATTATTAGTATTTGCAGTTGTATAATTTACGTTTTGATAATTATAATATGCTAATCCGTTATATCCTACTTCTAATGCAGGTACTTTAGCTGCTAAAACAAAATTAGAAAATTTATTTTCATTAACATCATACTCTGTTTTAAATCGAATTTCACCGCCTAACACATGGGTAGAATTTTTAAATTCATGAGACATTGATTCAACCATATAAACATATGTGTTGATTTGAGGACTTGATATATTTGTTTCTTTAGCTATTAATTCAAATTCGGGATTAGTCCACAATCGTTCTATATTGATTTTTCTTATAATAGGACTTAGGTTATGTGAATTACAAAAATCTAATGCATAGACGATGTCATGTAAGTTATGAACAGTTTCCTTATCATCTATCCATTGAAAAATAACTGGTGTGAATTGAACTTTTGCATCTAACATAGCCAATGCTACAAATTCACTATCAATACCACCACTTAAATATAATATAGGATTATTAAATTTTTTAAAGCTATTTTTTAATTCTGTCAAGTATGAACCAAAATAATATTTTGATTCTTTTAGTTTTGTTTCAACTACACCCGATAAGCCAGAAACATAGTTAGACATTCGTAATCTTAGATTGTTATCTAACTTTGTAAATTTTTCAAAACCTGTAAACTTTTCTCTTGGTTCAATTTTATAATATCTATCATAGCATCGATGTTTTGAGTAATTTGATTGTTTTCTATCAGAATTTTGAATAATATCATTATTCTCTTTAACAAATAAATTGACTAAAGTATCTGTTCCTCCTAGAGTGTTAAAACTTACATCTAGGTTTTTACTCAAAAAATAGTTGTCTAGGGTTTTTTGCATGATAATCTATAATTAATTTATAATGATATTTATTTATTCTGTCAAAAGTCTAAATCTATAAAAAAATAGAGCCTTTCGGCCCTATTTGCTGGTTACGATAATCCAGCACCACTTTATCGTTATGGTCGAATTACTTTGCTATTTGACTCCAAACACGTTCGCGTATTTGCTTAGTCAAAACATCTGGCAACGGAACATAATCTAATTCCAATGCTGCCTGCTTACCATTCTTAAAAGCCCAATCAAAGAACTTTAGGACATCTTGACCAGCTTCTTTATTATCTGGATTCTTGTACATGATGATAAAACTAGCGGTAGTTACTGGCCAAGTATTGTCACCTTTTTGATCTACAATGCTTAATCCCATACCAGGAACACTAAACCAATCTGCTCCTGCTGCTGCTGCGGCAAATGTAAGATCATCTGGACTAACCCACTTGCCGCTCTTGTTTTGTAGTTGCATGAATACAAGATTGTTTTTCTTTACATAAGCATATTCTACATAACCTATGCTACCCTTAATACGTGCTACGTTAGCAGCAACACCCTCATTGCCCTTGCCGCCTACGCTAGTTGCTGCTGGCCATTTTACTGCTGCACCACGACCAACTTTGTCAGTCCAATCTTTACTTACAGTAGTAAGATAATCAGTCCAATTGAATGTTGTGCCACTACCGTCAGCACGATGTACAACGGTGATCAATTGATTGGGTAGTTTCTTACCAGGATTTAATGCAGCAAGTTTAGAGTCATTCCATTTTGAAATAGTACCCAAAAACATTTCGGCCATTACAGGACCAGTAACACGTAGTTCACCTGGTTTAAATCCATCCAAATTAATAATAGGAACAGTGCCACCTATGATTGCAGGGAATTGAACTTGAGCATTCTTTTCCAGATCTTCGCCTTTAACGGGTGCATCTGTTGCGCCAAATGTAACAGTTTTGTTGTTTATCTGACGTATCCCACCACTACTACCAATACTTTGATAGTTAAGGCCTACGCCAGTTTCTTTCTTGTAAAGTTCTGCCCATTTAGCATAAACAGGGAATGGGAATGTTGCACCCGCTCCTGTGATATCAGCAGCCGATGCAGTAATGCCAATAGTAGCAAGTAAAATTGCAAATAATTTTTTCACTGTAATCTCCTTATTGTGTGTAAAAATATTTACTATTATAGTAGCAGAAAATGATTACAAAATTGTTACAAAATAAAAAACCCGCATAAAGCGGGTTTATTTTGATCGAGCTAAAATTACTTCTTAGCTTCTTCAGTTTTAGCTGGCTCACTTGCGGCAGGTGCAGCAGGAGTAGGAGCAATAACTTGTGCTGGTTCAGCAGGCTTGGCTTCTTCTTTCTTACTGCAAGCAACAAATAAAGTTGCGGCTAAAATTGCGATAATAGTTGTCTTCATTTTTTTCTCCGTCTGTAAAATGATTATTTAGTATAAGTGTTTCTACTGATGTTGTCAAAAGAAAAGGCTACCGAAGTAGCCTTTATCTTGAACAAGTAAGAATTACTTCTTAGCTGGTTCAGCCTTCTTTTCTTCCTTCTTTGCAGCAGGCTTGCAATCCTTGTCCTTAGCTGGGTCGCACTTCTTTTCTTCTGCCTTGGGAGCAGGAGCAGGTGCTGGAGCAGCAGCGGCAGGTTTAGCTTCGGGCTTCTTTTCTTCTGCCTTAGGAGCAGGAGTTTGAGCCATAGCAGTTGCTGCGAAAAGAGCAGCGATCGTTGCAACGATTGATTTCATATTTTACCTCTTTAAGTTTAATGAAATTACATATTTCTATGTATGTATATATTATAACGCCTTAGGCATGAATAATCTATACATAGAATAATATTTATTTTTACCAAATCATTTATTCACGACAGTTCATTTTTAACTGCTATCGAATATTTTTTTAATGAATCAGTTAAAACATCTAAGTTTTTTTCTTTTATGGCTTCAGCCAAAAATGCTGCATAGACTGCTGCACTAACACTAGTTCCACTACTATTTTTCCAACCTACATTATAATTAGTACCAGGTACCCAAACTAGTTCTTTACTTTCTCCGTAATTCGAAAGCTTTGCCTTTATGCCAGATTTATTCAGACAAGCAACAGTTATAACACGTTTAGCTCTAGCAGGGCTCCAAAATGTAATATCATTGTTAAAGTTACCTGCTGCAACAACTACCCAACATTGATTTGAAAGGTCATCAAAAATATCATCAATTATTTCATTTGCTTCAACTACCCAACAGCATAAAACAATGTCTGTTGGCAAAACTTTTTTATGTAGATCTTGAACTATATTATCAATTTCTCCTACAGTAGGTTGTTGCGATACTTCTATAAGTTCTACATCAATATCTGTATGATTTTTAATAATATTTAAAATGTATTTACTGTGAGAGTGATCCGTTAATTTTTCATCTAGTAAGTAAATCATTATGTGTTACTTAAGTTCTCCAATATTGCATTCTAATCAATCCTTGAGAGCCACTGCCTGCTGATGAACCGCCACCTTGGCCTCCACCCCCGGCACCGAAGTAGTTAACTCCGTTTTGACCATTTCCTAAGGCGCTCCCGTCACCACCGTCACCACCTGCTGGTACTGAAGAAGACTCGAATCCTAATCCTCCTATCCCCCCTGTTGCTGATGTTGATTGATTAGCGCCTCCACCTCCACCTGCACCAAATTGGCCTGTCGGATTTCCAGTGATAGCTAAATTTACAAATTGACCATCTGCCCCGTTACCACCTGCAGAAACTGTAGGATCACCGCCAAATGCAGCACCGCTACCACCTCCACCTCCATTATTAAGTCCACTCGCGGCATTACCATTACCGCCAATCCTTTGGCCGTTGTCTATTGTTAAAGAGCTTCCGTTGTCCGCAGTAGGAGATCCATTATTGTTTCCTATTTTTCCATAACCGCCTCTTCCTGGATCAAAACTTCCGTATCCCGCGCCGCCACCTGTAGCCTGCATTGATTTCCATACTGTAAATCCTGCAGTGTCTTCAAATAAAGAAACAGAGGAATAATAACCTTCTTGACCTGCTGTCGGAATACCTCCCTTTCCAGCAGTTACAAAAATAGCCCTAATCCATGTTGCTGACGGTTTTGTAAGAGTAACTGTCCGAGCTTGACCACCACCACCGCCACCACCTGCAACAGCACCTATTTTTAGACCACCTGAACCGCCGCCGCCGACAATAGCCAAAGCCATATTTGTCCAACCATACCACAATAAAGAAGTAACACTATTTGTAGTAACACTGTTACTAAACCCTTCAGGTATTACAAGAGGTCCTGCAGGAAAATACCACAATGTATCTTTTGCTAATTTTTCTGAAAAAACTAAATCTAATTTTGTTTCTTCATTTCTCGGTATATCCATTATGTATCTAACTTCCCCGCCGAAATAATGAGCATGATCGGGAAATTTTTCATTCATGATAAGAATCATTTTGGCATGAGTTAATACATGTGGACTAACTATGTTAAATTCTTCAGCCATTGTAAAAAATTCATCACTTGTCCAAAAGTCTTCAATATACAAATTTTCTATTATAGGAGTTATACAGAATTTTTTACAAAAATTAATCGCATATGATATTTCTTCTGCGTTTGAAACTTCGTCATTATTATCTAATAATTGAAAAATTACTGGTGTAAATTCAATATCATTGTTTAATAAAATATAGGCCAATAGTTCACTATCTAATCCGCCACTAAAGTATAATAATTTTTCTTTTTTTTCTTTTTTTATTTCAGAAACAAGTAAATCTACATATTCTTCAGGAGTGCTAATATGTTTATGGTTATTATCATAAGCTACTGATGTATCAGGATTTGGAGATGTCATTGATAATAATTTTATTCTAATTTTAAATTCTAAATCAACAAATTTTTCAAACCCTGTAAACTTTTTTCTTTTTTCTATTTTTGGAAAAATTGTTTGATAACAATTTAATTTAACATTTTGACTTTTTTTAACATTATGTTCATTTAGAATTTTTCTTGTAAAACCAACATAGGATTTTCTAACATCTTCAGTAATTCCTAAAGTGTTAGAATAAGTGGTTATATCTTTTAAAGAAAAAAGTTCATCAAATCTATTCATATTTGTATCTCTAGAATTAGTTTATGCTGACCACGGAAATGTTGTAGTATTTTGAGCTACTACACCTTGTTTGAGTAGAACTCTGTGTTCAGCTTCGGATTCGTATTCTGTTGTTCTAACTGGTCCTAACACTTGTTTTATCCAATTTATACATTCTTGTTCTGTTAAATTTTCATAAGCAACGAATTGTGATCCATCAGCAGGAGGTGTCAAGTATGTATAACCAGAATTAACTACTATCTCAGTGTTGTCTTCTTCTATTATTACAATATCCCAATGTACTGTTGCAACAACATTAGTTAATGCATCCAAGCTAGGACGCAACGTTAATGCTCTAATTTTCCATTTCCAACTTATCATTATAATTCCTTTTAATTATCCCAAGGTAAACTTGGAGGAGTTTCCTGTGGGCTATTCCGATCATTTAGATCAGATATACATTTTCTTCTAAATAAATCGATAGTCTCGCTATCATATTGATTTACCCATTGTTTAACCATTTCTTCTGTTAGATTATCATAAAGAACAAAATTTGTTTGAGGTAATGGTAAGCCAACTAATTTAGTAAATTTTATTTCAGCGTCGACTAGGTTATCAAATGTATATGTATACTGTACAGCATACACTGTATTTTCTAAACTCGGATAAAAATGAAGTCTATCTATCGTAAGAGTTTCGTATAAAAACATATAATTTTCCTCAACTGTAATATATTTATTGTTTTTGTTTTTGTTTGCAGATCAAAACGACTAACTGAAATTCATCTTTCATATCAGATATTTACTTTTAAAATATGCAGAGATAAAATAAAAAAGCACCCGAAGGTGCTTTTTAGGTTTGTTGGGTAATAAGGCCTTTCCTGCCCCCTGGAGGTCACGCTGCTAGGCGCTCTTCTCCAAAATATGCATCATTTGCATTTATAGTTTTATGCGATTTACGGTCGTCATCTACCGTGCTGTCCACTCTGTTACTCTTTACCCCGTCGAAACCTGGTCAGGCCCATCAGAAGCATTCTAATTTCGTCCTCTCCTGGCTTGCGCCCGAGCTTGTCCGTCTCTGTTAAAATACTTCTGGTGGACCTGGGCGGAATCGAACCGCCGTCCGGAACACGTTTCTCTTTGCTTCATACAGCAATAATCATCGTCTATTATAGTAGTCATCTAGCCAAACTAGGGCTGCAATAACTACTAATAATAAACAAGCTTCAATCATAATTAAATTAGCAGACTTCCTAGGGCGTGTAGAGCCTCTGCCGAGCCATGGAGCCTCTCACTCCATCAATCTACTACGTAAATTTTACCCCTACAAAAGCATATATATTTAACTAACTTGTGTATAACCTAATACATTACCGTTTCCGTATTGTGCTTCACCAAGCATTTTTGCTTGAAGATCGTTGTCGGCATTGATAATCACATGAGCAGTTTGTGTAGAATTCAAACGAATCCAAAGTTGATAACGATACATAATTTATTCCTTTACTAGTTGAATGTTTTGAGCTTGCTTACCTTTGTCACTTTCAACCAGATCAAATTCTACTTGTTGTCCAGTCTTAAGTGTACGATATCCGTCCATTTTAATTTGACTAAAATGAATGAATACATCATCGTTGGATTCATTAGGAACAACAAATCCAAAACCTTTAGCATTATTAAACCATTTAACTTTACCTTGAATCATATTACTACCTTTTTCAATATAATATAATTATAGCAAAGAAATAAAAATAAGTCAAGAAAAAATTAAGCCATAATGCTCAATCCGGGGACAAAACTATAACTAGGACTCACAATACAGTTAGCAACTTTATTCACTTTTGGTACTTGATATCCGAATCCACTGTAATGACTTATATGTATCCACCGTGTACTTCCTGCTTTTTCTTGAAGTAATTGATCGATTGGTAAATTATCTCTAATCCAACAACTTATATTATAATAATCAGTAGCACTTGCTCCAGGAAATACAACATCCATTGCCATTCCTAGCCCATGTTGTGCCTGCGTTCTTTGGCCACCTGGCGGATTTTGTCTAAAGGTATTAGTTACTATTATGTTAGGATATTTTTCTTTTAATGGTTCGTAGATATTTTTAGCCAAATTACTTAAATTATGAAGTATCTGAGGAACTGTAAGCCTACCTGCTACTTTTCCACCTACATAATAATCTTGTGCTATAATATGTTTATTATCACCTGCACTACCTGAAGAGTATTGAGCCTTAGGACCCAATGGGGTAGGTTGATTTTTCCACAAAGCTGCTTTAGTTGTAAATGTAGCTAAAGAAGTTTTTGGAGTTAACATCAACGTATCATAAGGAATATTGTTATCATTAAATTGATCCCAATTAGTAACTTGATATGTCGCTGTTAATACCGCTGCTGTAGAAGTATTAACAGTATTTCCTGATTCATCGATAGGTAGAGAAGTTGTAGGAGATGTTGTTAACCCGGACATCACTCCAGTTGATGTTCCTACATACACTGCTGATTCTGTTGAATTTGCAACATATGCAGCAGTTTCTGGAGTGACATGATCTACGTCAACTTGTTCGAATACATAAGTATTTTCAGGTGTAGTTAATGATAGCACAAAAGCAGCAGTATCAACTGCTTCTTTCCATAATGCTATTTCAACATTATTTGCAAAAACATTAGGGCTGTTATAAACGTCTCTTACTTCCGGAAGGCCGCTATTGCCTTGTACTGTAACACCTGGAACGTAGGGCATACAAATCTCTCCTTTACATATTATTTACTTGAGAGCGATACCTGTTGTACCTTGAATGTACTGGTCAGCAGCATCCTTTTTTGATGCTGCCAATACTAATACGTGATCCATTTTTAATTTAATTGATTCATTTTGTGCAAGAAATACAAAAGGAATCATACCCAATCCTTGCGGACCTAAGCTAACTGTTAATGGTCGATTGACCTTAATATAATCCGTTGTTTCTTCTTCTAGCTTTGCGATTAGTTCTTCGCCTGTAATTAATTTAATGCTGACAATTTCGCCGACAGCTATACCCTTAGAGATTAACATAATTTTCTTTCTTAGTTTATTCTTCGCCTATAAGCTTTTCCATTAGCTTATAATGTTCATATGCTTTACGTAAAGCTTCGTATTTTTCTAATTTTGCAGGATCTGGTTGTAGGATCGCTAACCGATCTTCTATTTTAGAAAATAGTTCTTCTAGACTACGACCTTTAAATTTAATATCACCTTCGAAGTTAGCATCACCTTTAACATCTAATGTATGTGGAACACCAGTTGTTGTTACCCAAGGTTGAGCATATCCTGTTCCATCTGTTGTAAATGTATAATTACCAAGCCCAGCAGTTCCTATTGTACCAGAGCTGTTAATTGAATAATTCAAAGATGTGCTCATAGTAGAATGCATAATATCATCTAATGTACTACTATTAATAGTAATGGTATCTTCATCTGATCCAGAAGTTATAACATCTGAGGAATAATTAATAGACATTTCCTACACCTAAATATTCTTTCAATTCAATAAAGCCACCAATGCATTCACCGTTAATAACAATTTGTGGAACAGTGCGAGCAGTTGGCAAACTTTCTAGCAATTCTTCTTTTGACCATCCATCGCCAATTTTACGTTCTTCAAAAGGAATACCTTTTTGTTTTAATAACGCTTTAGCCTGATCACAATAAGGGCAATGATATTTGCTCCATAAAATTACATTATTCATCGATTTCCTCCACTTCTACGATAACTGACGAATCGCACATTTCTTGTGCAACTTCTTCTAATGTCTTTGCAACATCTTCTGAAATAACAAAAGATGTTGAATCTTTATCTTTAACTATTTTATTAAATCTTACTACAATGGTTTTTGTTTGTATTTTTGCCATTTTTAATCCTTATAAATCTGGTAGTGCTTCATATTCAACTTGATCACTCATTACACCAATTACGTAATTAGTAGATTCAGTTTCTTGTAACGCTACTTGTTTTTTATTAATATTCACATGTTTGTTAAACCATGGAATGGGTGTTGACTTTGGATGATCAGAAAGATATTTGATTCCGATATCTTTTAATCGATTAAATGCTGTAAAATCAACAAAGTCTTTTAAAATATTAGCGTTAAGACCAATAACCACACCCTTTTTAAACAAAAAGTCTGCCCATGATTTTTCTTCGTCGATTACTTCCATATACATTTGATATACTTCATCTCGACATTCGTCTTGTAATTTTACAAAATCATTATCTTCTTTTACAACATTGTTAATTATCCAAGCTGTCCATTCAGCATGTAAAATTTCGTCTTGTAAAATTAGACTAATAATATTTCCATTACCAATATAGATTTTATTTTCTACCATAGCAAGACTAGTAGCGAATGATACCATGAATCGTAATGCTTCGAGAGCATATGAAGCATGTAATGCAAGCCAAATTGCTCGTTTGTGATCATAGACTGGAATATCTTCGCCTAATTCTTTACGGCAATTAAGCTGATGTAAATTTTCATAATACCTTCCTATGTTTGCAGCCATACCAACAATTTCAGCTGTGTCGTGAATTTTATTAAATTCATCCTTAGGTACTCCATAGACATTTCGTATAATATGGCTATAGCTCTTAGAATGAATACTAGTTTCAAAGAAACCCCAAGTCAATGTCAATGCTTCTAATTCTGGAATACTACACACAGGGCCAAAAATTTGACTTGGTGCGCGACCTTGAATGCTATCCAATGCTGTTTGTCTTAATAGATTACTAGTGAATATATGTTTAATAGCTTCACTGGATTCTTTGTGATCAATCTTATCTTTAGTGAGACTAATTTCTTCTGGGACCCAAAAGAAACCTCTTGCTAGTGTTTCAAAGTTTTGAAGCTTTTGATATTTTACTTCTTCAAAACGTTGTACTGTTACAGGGCCTTCTGGATCCAAGAACATTTTACGTTTTAGATAGTTTGGTTTAGTGGATAGATTATATTGTGCGTGTGACATAGTGTGATTCCTAATTTAGAGTTTACAAGCTTCGCAATCTTCATCTGCTGTTGTATTCAGAGGAGATGTAATGCCAACAGCAGGAATTGTAGTTCCAGTTAATAACGGATACATATTTGTTCCTGTTATATTTGCCTTAGCACCTACTTTATTAATTAAACTATAGTATATAGTTTTTAATCCCCATTTGTAAGCCAGCATTAAGTTTTTAGAAATTAAAGTTCCAGGGACTTTTGCGCCCTTAAAATGTGCTGGATTATAAAAAGTATTTGTAGAAAGTGATTGATCAATATAGGCTGCTAGTACAGCGGCCGTTTTAAGATAACCGATACAATCAGTTTGTTCCCACATTAGTTGATAACGATTCTTTAATCGTTTGTAATCCGGAACAACCTGTACAAATGAGCCGGCTTTACTTTCTTTAACGCTGATCATTTCCATAGGCATTTCTATGCCGTTGGTAGAATTAAGGACGACACTACTAGACTCAACAGGAGCCACTGCCATTAGGGTTCCATTACGTATACCATATTGTTTCATTTTTGTACGTAACAATTCCCAATCTAATTTAGGAGTAAAGTCAGTTAATTCATTCACACCAGCGGCTCTACGTTCCCAAGGAAAGACACCTTTGCCATAGTAAGTGAATTCGCTACGTTTGCAAGCACCACGTTCTTGTGCTAGTTCAACGCTAGTTTCAGTTAGATAATATGCTTGATGTTCCATCCAACGTTTAACTTCGGCAAGTGCATCAGTCTCACCATATTTTAAATTACGACGTGCATGCCAATATGCTAAGTTAGTAATACCAACACCAAGTGGTTCAAAGTCTTCATTAGCCAATTTACTTTGAATGCTCAAGAAGTCTTGATAGTTAAGTAAGTTACTCAAGCTACGAACAAGTACACGACATGCTTTACGCATATCTTGAGGGTTGCGGAAAGCACCCCAATTTATCGATCCAAGAGTGCAAAGAGCAATTCTCCCCTCCGGGTCTTCAATTCGTTGAAAAGGTTTGGTGGGCAAGAGTATTTCTTGACAGAGATTTGATTGATATATCGGGTCAGTCTTTGTATCAAATGGGCCTTGGTTGATAACGTTGTCGATGTTGACAAGGTAGATTCTTCCAGTATCCGTACGCTCTTTAAGTATGCCGTTCTTGAAAAGTTCTTCGGCGGATATAACTTTTTTCTTTTTTGTTTTATCTTGCTCATAATGTAAGTATAGTTTTTCAAATTCTTTAGTATCTCTATAATATGCTTCGTAAAGATCCGGAACTTCGTGCGGATCAAAAAGTGTTATATCTTCACCGTGTTTAAACCTACGCCAAAACATAGCATTAACGACTACAGAATAATCCATTTGACGTACACGAGTTTCTTCTGTTCCTTGATTATTTTTTAGAACAATTAGGTCTTCAAATTGATAGTGCCAAATAGGAAAAGTAATTGTGCAACTTGCGTTACGGATACCACCTTGTGAGCATGAACGTAGATCCGCATACCATTTTTTCAAGAATGGTATCATACCCGTATGTTTAATTTCTCCATTACGAATTGGTGCTCCTAAGGGTCGAATTCGGCCAATTTCCAAGCCAATTCCGGCTCGTTTTGAAGCATATTTGGCCATCATTTCGCCAGCAGCAAATATACTATCCAAGGTATCGTCACTAGAAATAAGAACGCAGCTACTAAATTGTTTAGTAGTAGTACCCAACCCAGCAAGCACAGGAGTTGCTAAAGTAAAGTGACCATCACTAGCGCACTCATAATATTCTTTAACATATTTCAATCTTTTATCTTGTGGTTCTGCGTGGAAAGCAGTTGCAGCAGCAATTGCATATCTTACCTGTGGTGTTTCGTAAATTTTTCCCGTTGCTCGATTTTGTACAAGATATTTTTCAGCAAGTTGAGCAATAGCTGCATAGGTATAATCTTCGTCTTTACCGTGGTCTATGAATAGGTCGATAATATCCCATTCTTCTTTAGAATACCATTTAAGTAAATCAGGAGTATACATTCCCAATTCGATATTCTTTTTTACAATTTCATAAAGCGGAGGAGGAGTATATCTTCCGTAGACTTCTTTTCGTAGCATACTGACCTTTTGACGTCCTGCCACATATTGATAGTTAACATTATTAATCTCGGAGTTCTCTGTTTCGTCGATTAAATCAACCATTGCTTTTAACAGCAATTCATCGATAGTTTTTGTGGTCATCCCATCATGGAATTCAAGTTGAGCCTTGATTTCAATCATACTTGGACTAACACCGTCTATTCCTTTGCAATCATAAGCAACCTGCCTTTGAATTTTAGAAATATCTAAAGGAACAGATTCCCCATTTCTTTTGACCACTGTGATCATATTTAAAAACCTCTTATTATTATTTCAGGAAGATATTTACCTTGGGGTATCAACTTCTATTAGATTTTGTAGTCTAAATGAACCGATTAAGTCTAATACAGAAACAGGCCCGTTATCACTATAGTTAATAACATAATTATCGTCTACAAACACTAGATTATACTCTCTTTCGTGTTCAGAGTCTACTAAAGTTTTTATTTCTATCTTAGATTGGTTGAATTTCTTAGTTAATTTAAGAGTCCAAGATATCATTAATGCTCTAGTAAAATCGTCGTATTTGTTTTCGGCAATTATTTCCCATGGGCTAGGCCAATTTCTTTTAAAGTAGGGATCTATATTTTTATTATAGGGAATGAATGGAGCTGGATGCCAAAAGTCCCAAACGTATTGTAATGGATCTTCAATAACTTCCAGTGTATTTCTACAATTAATCCATTCTGTTAATCTTTGATCTACAGATTGATTAAACATTTATACCATTAAAGTTGTTTTGTGTTCTATAGTTAATGGGTCGCCATCATCATTAGTGGCTCTTAATTCAACCCATTTGTTTGTGGAGTCAACAATGGTTTCCCAAGTTATACTACCTTCGGCTGCGGAAACATAATTATAATTATCAGTAATACTCACTGTTGGATCTGTGTCTCTACCTATATTAATATCTAAAGATCCTGAGCGAGATACTGGTAATACACTTGATGCATTATATTTAATAACCATGTATTGTTCGTAATCAGTAATTGCTATACGTAAAACACATTTTGTGAGACCAGCAGGAATAACAACAGATCTGTTATTAGATAAAATAATATCAGCATTACCTTCAATTAGACTATTATATTTTAATGTTGTTCCTGCATTAGAATATTGAACTTCATGTCTATTAAAATAATCATGTATACTAATATTTTCTTCGCTTTCAAATTTAATTACAGATGTTCCTGTAGTTGATAGTTCACCCCACACAATGTTATTTCCAACATTAATAAATTGATTGTACATTGATAAGTGATTAGTTGATGTAGTAGATATACTAGCACCGGCATATATTGCTTGTTGTGCAATATTTTTAAATCTATTATTAGTAATTCTACAAAAACGTGGGCCGATACTAGCTATTGGATCAATAGGATCATTGAATACAATACCTCTATTTAGATCATTAAATTTACAATTATGTATTTGAGGATTTAGTATATCATGATTTGATTTAACACCGTAGTACAATCCTTCGAATGTACAATTATCAACAAAAATATTTTCCGAAGTTACTGAAGCCGAACCTCTAATATCAATGCCTGCATTATTTTTATTTGCTGGTGATGTTACAGTATAATATCCTTTAAAGTTAACATCACGTACAATTGCATTACTGGCACAATCTAAACTTATAAGGCTAAGAGCTTCAGTTGTAACTAAAGATGAATCTACTTCAATAGTTAAACCTTCTATATGAACATAGTCAGGTTTAGTATTACTGTTTATGCTAGGAAATGTTATAAAGCTAACTCCGCCTGCACTAGTAGAATCGACTGTTTGTAGTGCATGACTACCTGTTGAAGTAATAAGCAATTTTGTTTTTCCGGGACCTTGTCCAACAATTCTAGTATTTTTTGGAATATAAATTGATTCGGATATTTTTAAAGTACCTGTTGGTAATACTAATGTTCTAGCAGGATTTCCCGGTAGTGTAGCTGCATTTAAGAAAAGATTATCAATTGCATATTGTAATACAGCAGTATCGTCACCACCTTGGGCTACTGATCCAAAGTTTTCGATATTAACATCTAGTTCGTCTAATCTATCTTGAATTGAGCGTTCGTATTCATTTATGTTATCTTGAGCAGTTATCAATGTACCTACTCTGTAAACATAGCTTGCAGTAGATGCAAGTGGAGATAATGTACTAAAGAAATTTCTTAAGTGATTTTCTGTAAGAATTTCTACGTTATCATTTCGGGCTCCGCCATCTTCTCTTGATAAGCCAATATATAAACGTTCGGTGTCTACTGCCCAACCGAATTCGCCGCTGGCCAGTTGAGGGACACCAGTTTGATTTTCTTGTCCTCTACGTACTTGTATTCGAGCAATTTCCACTACAGCCATTGTAATATCCCCTATATAGGATATTTATCCAGTTAGAAGCTGTTTAAGTCCTTGCATTCCTGTAGTGTAGTACTCTTCTACTTTATCTAACCAACGATTTTTCCAATGTTCAAACTCATCGGGATATAAATCAAACTGTTGATATTGTAAATCTCTTGAACACATAAACACAACTCCTCTGCGAATATCTGTACCATAGACTTCATTATGAGCCATAATATACGCAGTTAACTGGATTTTATAATCTTCAATCCATTCTTCTTTTTTTGGTTTATTAGTTTGTTTATAGTCCATAACAGCAGGCTGGTTGTCATAAACACCTACCAAATCAGTAGTACCAGAGTAAAGACCAGGAAAGTATAAACTTTGTTCCATTGCCCAAACTTCGTTAACTTTGTTCAAACCGTTTTCGATAATTATGTCAGCCATTTTATTAGCTTGAACATGTACAGGATTATTTCCCGGTTGTCGTTGTAGGCCAGCAATGAATCTTTCTAAGTTGGCGTGCATAGCGGTTCCTACCCCAGCAGCCTCTTTAGTGATTTGATTAGCTTTATCCTCACCGATACGTTTTCGCCATTCGTTAAGATGGGTCATATCTTTCGTGGAACTAAGGATAGTAGTTACACTAGGGAGTGATTCACCGTCGGGTGTTTGATATACACGTTTACGTGTTACAGGATCGTTAATTTGAACGCAGTTTTTATATTGAAAACGTTCTACAAATATAGGAGGGTTAAAAATAGGCATAACTTTAATTATACCTAGTTAATTTGCAAATGTCAAATGTTTGAGCTAATTGCTTTACTAGCTGCGCTTGATGCCATTTGATCTACACTAGGGCTAGATCCAGGAACAGGAGTTTGGTCTTGTGCATTACCTTTTATTTTAGTATTAAGCACAACAGTTCCGTTATCTAGAACATCTTGAATAACATCACCGGTAGGGTCAACTTGATTTTTAAATGCAACCAATGCCTCTGGTGTACCTACGCCAATTTCGTCGCCTTTAATATAATTCTTAAAGGCAGCGAATGGAATTTCACTAGGAATTCTATCTTTATTAGCCAAGCCCTTAATAACATCTAAAACTGTTTTAGCGTCCTGGGGGCTTGCTATTTCAAATAATTTCATTATTTTGCTAGCTTGCTAATAATAGAGTGGCTCTCGGCCAATTTACGAACAAATCGACTTTCGCGCATTTCACGACCTGGTGTACCTGCACCTGCGGCAGCATCGCTAGCAGCAAATTCATCTGCAGGAGGAGTGTTCATTTCATCAGGACCTGCTGGTTCCATTGGCATTTCAGCTGCCGGTTCCATACCAGGTTCTGCTCCCATTGGTGTTGCAGGAGGTTGTTCTCCAGCAAGAGCTGCGATAGCATTACTAATTGCTTCACGTTGTTGTGTTAATACTTCTAGTGTAGCGCTCAAAGCAGGACCAACTGCTTGTTTAAATGCTTCTGCTTCAGCTTGACCAAAATTATGACGAATTTCATCGCTTAGTTCAATCATAACTTTTGTTTGATATTGACCAACACGTTGCATCCAGCTAGTAAAGTCATTAGCCATATCACTTGCAGCAGTAATTGCCTTTGCTTTTTCTTCTTCGTCTTCATTTATTAAACGACGTAGACCTTCGTTAACAAGTTTTACATTAGCACGGAATGCTAAAATAGATTCATCTGTTTTCTTTTTCTTTTCAGGCAATCCCTTATGCTTTGTTTTTGCAAACTTCTCTAATTCTTTTTTAGGCATTTTTGCCATTTCGGCGCTAGCTGTTCCTTTCTTAGGAGCTTTGCCAGAGCGCTTTGCAGCTAATGCAATACCAGCGGCTTGTTGTTGAGATTTGCTTTCGGCCTTTTCTGAAACAACTGATTCACTAGTCTTCTTTTCGGCCTTCTTCATATCTTTGTCTTTGCCGCCGTCATCGAAAGTTTCTGGTTTACGGGTATACTTAGTACCGGTTGTTGTTTTCTTTACATCAAACTTACCTGTACCTTTTTTCTTTTTATCAGCTGCTGCACGATCGGCAACAGCTTTTTCCATATCATCAAAGCCTTCTTCTACTGGACATTTACCTGTATGCTTTTCACCGCATTTAGAGCAAACTTTATCTTTCATACCTTCTTGGAAAGGTTTACCAGCTTGAGCAGCAGCTCTGGCACGTGAACCCCATACTTCGTCTTTTGGTTCTTCTATTGTTCCATCACCGTCATAATCTTGAGCGGCTTTGGTACCTTGGGCCTTTTTAGTAAATTTAGGTGCACGGACACCTTTTTTTGCTTCACTTAGTTCGACCATTTTGTCTTTAAGTTTTTTGATGTCTTCACCTAGCATTTCTTTAATCCTTGTGTTAAGCAAAGCTAACATAGCTTTGTCTTTTTGATATGTTTCATTAGTAAGTAGGTCATTAATACCAGACTGACCCTCATGTTGAAACATGCGTGTACGTAGTTTGTTACGCATGTCTTCTAATTGTTCTCTAGAATATTTTTCTAGAGTAACTTGCATACCAAACATTTTGCTCATGTTCTCACGTAATTGAGAACTTGTTAATTGTTTTCTAAAATCAGAAGTTTTCATAGCATTTCCATATGAACGATATTTTATTTATCTAAACTTCAATAGTTTTTGATAGTCATTGATTATGAGTTTCTTATAATAATTTCTTTTATGTTTAGCGATCGAATATTTGTTTTGCATAAGTTCAGCACGATCGTATTCTTTTTTCTTTAAACTATTTTGTATAGATCTCTTATGCACTAATTCGTCGAACATAGCGAACCCGTACTTTTTATCATACTGTAATAATTCTAAGTCTAGCCATTTTCCTAATGCAAGTTTATTAGCCAGGATAACAGCAGTTTGAGGTAAGTTTATACCGTGGACGATTTCATTACCTCTAATGTTCAAAATATTATAGAAACCGTTATCAATTTTTTTAATCAAAAATTTATCTAATTGGATAGTGTCTTCGTCCTTTTTTATAGGAACCACAAGACCTCGACGTTTAAGATCATCTTTAACATCTTTGTTAAGTTGTGTAAGTCTAATATAAATGTCGTTATTTGTTTTCATCTAATCGTTTAATTAAAGTTTCGTTATCTTTACTTATTGTATAGATACCTTTACGAACAAGGTTTTGAGCCAACCATTGTTCGTGCTCACTTAAACTATTGATTTTAACATGATTATATTTTTTAGCGAATTGTTGCTCTTGATTAGACAAAGCAACATCTGGGCCAGATAATAAATGTACGATTTTCATTGTAATTTATTTAGATCTTGTTGCTGCTTTTGAAGATTTTGTAATTGCTGTTGCATAGATTTTATTTGATCAGCAACTTCTTTTTTCTTCTGCTCTCGATCTTGTTTTTGTTGAGCAAGTGTAGCAGCTTGTAATTTAGGATCTGATAATGCTTGAACATTTCCAGACATTGATGGATTTTGACCTTGACCAGCAGCCGGTGGTTGGCCGATAGTTTGTGTAATACCTGAAGTAGTACCTACTCCACCGATAGTTTGTTGTTCTTGGATAAGTTCTTGTATTTTCATTATTGTGGTAATTTCGTTATAATAACACCTAGTAAAGACAATACACCTACAATGACTGTACCAGCCGTACCGATTAAAATTTTAATGGTGTTTAAATGGCTTTTTTGTATAGTAATATGAAGATCATTAACTTTATTCTCAATAGTTCCTAAACGTGTTTCTAATTGTTTATATCTTTCGGCACATAATTCAACATGTGCTTCTAAATTTTCTTTTTCAATTTCTGTTGGTCCCGACATCATTAATCTCCAAAATTAATTTTTTATACATTTTTTTGTTGCCTTAATGATGCCTTAAATTGGGTCTTGTATTGTTTTAACAGTAATGTTTTTATAAGCAGGATCAGTAATATCAAACACTGCTTTATCAATATTTATCGTTTCATTCAATTTTTTGATAATTGGTACTTGATGTAGATCATTGAATAGTCCACCTATCCAGTTACCATTATCTTCATATGCTCCTGATCTTTCAGGGCTAAATCTAAATGTCCACACAACATGTTTACCTTTATACTTTGAACCAAACTCTGAATCTTTTATATCTTTAGTTTCGAACGAAGGACTAGTTTCATATTGAATATTAGATCTTAATTCTAAACATTGTTTTAATGTTATAAAATTTTTATATTGACCTTGTTCTAGTGTTGTCCCTTGGTTTGGTC